TGGAATGCGGCATGGGCATGGCTAACGCCTGAGCAGCAGTCTGAATTTCTAGAGCTATTCAGAGCTGCACCGGCAACACCTGCAGCGCCATGGCTAGAGCCAGCGCTAAAGATCATCCGCGAGTTTGAAGGGTTACGGCTTGAGGCATACCGCTGCCCAGCTGGCGTACCAACCATCGGCTATGGCGCCACGCGGTTGATGGATGCTCCCGTACGCATGGGCGACAAGATCACGCAGCAGATGGCAGAAGAGCTACTACGCAATCAAGTTGAGAACCTATTTGCACCTGGCCTGTTTGGCCTGCTGCCATTGATGAAAGCATGGAAGCCTAACCAGCAAGCAGCGCTGGTGTCATGGGCTTTTAACGTAGGTCTTGGTGCCGTTGAGGAATCCACACTACGCAAGCGGCTTGCTGCTGGCGAGGCGCCTAGCGTTGTCGTGTTACAGGAGCTGCCCAAGTGGGACAAGGCTGACGGCAAGACGCTAGAAGGGCTGGCGCGGCGCCGTGCTGCAGAGGTGCGGCTTTTTACTGGTGACACTGAGCAGCAGCAGCAACCGGCCAAGCTGACGCCATCTAGCTCATTCAGCGCGCATATCACGCCGCATATCACGCTAGGTGAGTTTGCGTTAAATCAAGAGGTGCGTCGATTTGATGCGCAGCACCAGCTAAATACTGCAGCAGAACTGGCCGCATTTATGGAGCGGGCGCGAACTGTATTTGGCGGCAAACCTGTGATCATCACGAGCGGTTATCGGCCAGCAGCAATTAACCGCTCCGTGGGTGGTGCCAGCAGCTCTGAGCACCTATACAACGCACCCAATGTGGGCGCTGTGGACTTCTACATCCAAGGCGTTGATATCCACAAGCTGCAGGCATGGTGCGACAAGGAATGGCCGTATAGTCTTGGCTACGGCGCACCCAAGGGCTTTGTGCATCTTGGTATCCGCGCTGGCCGCCCTAAAGTTCGCTGGGATTATTGATGATTATTCCTGACCACGAAATCTGCCGGCTGTGCAAGCAACACGCCATGGTGGTGCCATACAACGCAGAACTGCAGAACCCAGCGTCATTGGATGTACTGCTTGGCGACAACCTAATGGTTGAAGTGGAGCACACTGCTCAACTGCAACTATTGAGCATTGCGCACCATACAGAGGCTGATCCGTATTGGCTAGCACCAAATGAGTTTACGCTAGCCGAAACACAGGAGTTTTTTAACCTGCCCGATCATATCGCTGCGCAGTTTGTACTTAAATCCAGCCGCGCAAGGGAAGGCTTGGAACACTTGCTAGCCGGATACTGCGACCCAGGTTGGCACGGCAGCCGCTTGACGCTAGAGCTACACAACAGCCGTAGGTATCACAACATTGCATTGTGGCCTGGCATGAAGATTGGCCAGATGGTGTTTCACGTCATTGCTGGCACACCTGAGCGGACGTATGCAGTAACTGGACGCTACAACGGCGATTCAAGTGTTACCGCATCGCGCGGATAAATACATATCACAAGCTTGCTGGTAGTGCCATTGCGCCTGCCAGTCTTGCTTGTGTTCCTTCACCATTCCTGCATAAGTAACACGCCATATATCGCCAACCTGCTCTAATGTTGGCGGTAGCAGGTTTGGTTCAGCCATGGCATGGGGTGAGTGGATGATCGTTGAACTGTCAGTAGAGGATCAACTACGACTTGAAGGGCAGGCGCGAGCCGCCCTTTCACATGATGACCCAGATCAAGTAGCGCAATTATGCGCCTCGTTGATCCGTCAAAATGCGTATCAATCCAAGCTGATCCAGCAAGCTACAGGCCACATTGGTCAGCTAGAGATGGAACAATTTCTAGCTGGCGCCAAGCCCAAGCCATGGTGGCGACGGCTATTGCGCCGCTAGTGATGGCTGCAGAATTAGCTTTAGTTTGCGTTGCGCACGTTGCGCACGTTGCCTAACACGCTCACGGCATACGCCAATGTTACGGCCGATTTCCGCATAGCTTTGCGGCACATCAGAACCAATGCCGTAGTTCAAGCATATAACATTTCTGTCAAAGGGATCTAGACGAAAAAAAGCCAGCTGCAGCTGCTCCGCACGCTCGCACACTTCCTCGGGGTTGTGGTCTTCGTCAATGCCGTACTCGTCAGCAATAATGTCCAGTACAGTGCTGCCATCTTCAGTGATGAGTGCATCTAGGCTGCGGTGCGGCCTATTGCGTTCCATTAGCATTAGCAGCTCATCAACTTTTACATTGATGATTTCCGCCACTTCGCGTACGGTTGGTGTGCGGCCATTGGCCTGCGCAAACTCACGTTGCGCTTTGGCTGCGGCGTAGGTTTTCTCTAGCGCATGTTGCGGCACGCGGATTAGGCGCTCTTTAGTATCAATGGCGCGGGTGATAGCTTGGCGGATCCACCAATAGGCGTAGGTGGAGAATTTGTATCCTTTGGTGCCGTCAAACATCTCTGCTGCACGATGCAGCCCTAGCGCACCCTCTTGGATCAGATCCATCAGGTCCATGTTGTTGGACTGCAGCCGGGTGATGTACCGCTTGGATATATGCACCACCAACCGCAGGTTGCAGTTGATGATCATGTCACGCGCGCGAACACCAATGCGCATTTCGCGTTGCTCCTGCTTGGTGCGCTCGCCTTCTGCATCACGCAGTTCAAGGTATCGACGCACCTGGCGGGACAGCTGGATTTCTTGCTCGGCCGACAGCAGCGGGTAGCGACCGATGGCGTTTAGGTACTGCTTGAACGAGTCGGGCGTCATTGAGGGGCTATACTAGTGATCCAATGACCTTCACAGTCACTGGGCATTCCGTAGCTGGGAGGCTGCGGTGAGGCCGGCACCTCGTGAGGACCGGCCACCTCCCACCTAATTAGCTGTGTCGCAGTGGTCAAAGTAAAACCCCTGCAACCGCTGTACAATATCATGCGCAGCCGTTAACTGCTGAAAGAAGTCATCATTTAGCAAATAACTGGTGCTGCGATGCTGGCAGTCGTAGCACTCATGCCGCCTACGCCTAGCGCGATCGTTGTAGGTGCGCTCCTGCATGACAAGGCGCATAACGCCGTGACATTCAGGGCAGCGCTGTTCGCCTAGGTTCATGGCAACAGCTTTGACGCCAGCCACAGCGCCAAGCAACACGCCACGACGTAGCCGGCCATCAGCTCAAGCATCACCGGGAGCGTCACAGATCCTCCAGCTCGGCGGCGATGGCGAGGAGGTCGCCTAGATCAATCCGGCCATCTTCATCAACCCAAGCCGCCACTTGATCCGCAGCAGCGCGAAGGGCGGCGGCGATGTTTGCATGGAGCGGTTCGTCTTCCCAGCCGCCGGTAAAGAACGCATCCAGCACCGCCTGCGCAGCAGGTGAAAGCGGCGCAGCAATGGCATCGTCGCTAGGCTGCATGGCGACAGAGGCCGGCTCCCTGTCGTCGGACACAGCCGGTCCATCTGCCTCAGCCAGCAGTGCGCGGGCGCGGACGATTACGTCAGCCTGTTTGTAGTAGTGGCTGCTGGTGCGTTCGGCCCATGTCAGAAGCTCAGCGCACAGGGCTTTGTAGTCAGTCATTGGGAAGTGCCTCCAATGCGCGGCGGATAACTGCCATGGCCGTCTGGTCATCCGTGCCCGTCTCAACGGCAGCCCAAGCCTGTAGTGCTCGCTCCTTCAAGCTCGGCGGCTTGGGGCGGCGTGCGGCGCGGAGTTCCTTGGCAAAACCATGGAAGTCTTCATGCTGCATGTATTCACAACACGCCTCCAGCTCCTGGTCACTGCCCCATTGGGCAGCAAGTGTTGCAAGTTCGCCAGGATTGGGCGGTCGCTGAGGCAGTGGCTTGGCTAACTCAATCCAGTCCTCCACCAGCTCAGGCGGTGGGGTGATCGGGTGGTCAGTCATCTCCTAATTTGCTCCAAATTGGGAATACGGGTCACGCCTCCGCCTCCAGCAGTAGGCGCCGCATGTACCAGTCGGCTTTACCGAGGTCTTCTACGGCATTGCCCTTGTGTTCAGCGCGCCATAGGTACTTAAACACCTGGCCCTTGCAATATGCTTTGAAGCCTTCAGGGCCCAGTGCGGCGCGGATGGCATCGATGCACTCGACTTTGCCCTGGTTGTAGTGCGGCGGATGATTAACGAGGTCCGTCATTTTTCATTAGTTCAAGGATGTACGCTGCAAATCCAGCGTGGGTCATGACTGCATGGGTGCCGGGAGGGCGCCCGTAGGACGCCTCCCACCACTCCTTGAACGCAGCTTCAAGGGCGGTTTGATCCATTAAAAAGCAGGCTCCTCAATTTGCGTGGCACGAGGCAGAAACTCAAACCGCTGTACATTCAACACATGCTTGCTGCGCTTATCGCCAGTGGTCTTGTCGTTCCATTCTTGGCGGCGGACATTGCCTGTCACCATGATGGAGTCGCCCTTTTTGCAGCGGTCTACAACAAGCTCTGCAGACTTACCCCACATTTCAATGTCAATCACATTGTTGATGTAATTGCCATCTTTGTCTTTACCCTCTTGGATGCCA